TATCATTTCGTGCTTCAGCCGCTTTTAATATTTATATTTGCTTATATTGGTTTAGAAACACCTGACCTTCCAAAATTTGATGTGGGTACACTTCTTCCTGTTTTAGGTGGATTATTAGGAATCGGAGGATTGAGGTCATATGAAAAGACAAAAGGATTAACTAAATGAAAGAAAACTTTACAAATAGTTTAGCAATGTTATTGCACCACGAAGGCGGGTACGTTAACCACCCTGAAGATCCAGGTGGGGAGACTAATCTAGGAGTTACCAAAAGAGTATATGATGAGTGGGGAGGCGAGAAGAATATGAAAGATCTTACTCCAGACGATGTAGCTCCTATTTATAGAGAGAACTACTGGAATCGGCTCAAATGTGATGATCTCCCTAGTGGTTTAGATTTTTGCGCGTTTGATTGGGGTGTAAATAGCGGAACAGGTCGTGCGGCTAAAGCATTACAAAAGATTGTAGGTGCAACTCAAGACGGAGCAATAGGGCCAAAAACTATGGCATTAATTGCAAAACAAGATCCAAAATATATGATTGAAGAATTTGGAAAGATACGTCAGGAGTTCTACGAAAAGTTATCTACATTTAAAACATTCGGTAAAGGTTGGACTAGAAGAAATAAAGAAACAACGCAAGCATCTCTAAGTATGGTACAGTAATATGCCTCTAAAGAAGTTATCTTTTAAACCTGGAGTAAACCGTGAAAACACACGCTATGCGTCTGAAGGTGGTTGGTATGAATGTGATAATGTACGGTTTAGACAAGGCACACCTGAAAAAATAGGTGGGTGGACACGTGTTACTACCACTACGTTTGAAGGCACTGCAAGATCCATATTTAATTGGATAACTTTGGCTAACCAAAACTTAGTAGGTATTGGCACACATCTTAAATTTTACATAGAAAATGGTGGTAATTTTAATGACATAACACCTCTTAGAAATACCACTTCTGGAGGAGATATTAATTTTACGCCATTTAATACTACATTAAGTGCTGCAGTAACTTCTAC